AGTGCTGGCAGCAGTGCGTCAGCCAGCTGCATCCTGAAGCCTTCAAATTGAATCTGCAGGATTGAAATTTGGTCGTTAAAATACTCTGCGTTTTGCGCAAAGTTCTCGCTGGTTTCGTAGTTGAAACGCTCAAGCGCCTCAGTGCCACCATTCAGCAACGTAATCAGCTTTGAGCCAGAACGGCCAAAGATGTCCATTGCAATGGCAGCCTTCTCAGGCCCGTTCGGCAAGTCAGCAAACTTGTCCGCAATCTCACCCAGCAACTGATCAGAAGGCTTAAGGCTGCCGTCTGCTTGTTTAACGCTCAGCCCCAGCTTTGCGTAAGCCTCAGAATAGGTCTTGACGCCATCAGCCGCCTCGCCCTGCGTGCGTGCCAGCGTCCGCAGACCTGTCTCAAGGTCACTCTGACTGACATCAGCCAGCTTGCCAGCGTTGGCGTATGCCTGCAGCTTGTCAGCCGCGATGCCTGTCCTGGTGCTGAGCTTGCCAAACGCATCAGCTGAATCAATCGCACCTTTCACAAAGGCGCTAAAACCTGCAACAGCAGCAGCAGCAAACAAGGCCTTAAATGCGCTGCCAACGCCACGCACAGCCATGCCAAGGTTCTTGGCCTTGCCCTCAACCCCTTGCATGGAGTTGCCGAGGCGCTTGATATTGTTTTCGCCCTTAGTTTTGGCGTCGATTAACAGACCGAACTTGGCAGCCATTTATTTGCTCTCCTTGTTCAGGATCTTGACCGCCGCAGCCTCCATGACCTGCAAATTCTCGAGCACGGTCGGCTGATCCTCGACTTCATACAGTCTAAACAGCCATTCAACAGCTGAATAGTCCAGCCCACAAACACCTGCAGACGTTGTGCGCCATTGCGTTTGACAACGCAGAAACATCTCAACCGCAGGCCAATTGTCCGGCCACACCTCAAAGTCTTTAGGCGCTTCAAGCTCAGGCATGATCAATCCAAAGGCTTTGGCATCAGCCATCGCCTCAGTCAAATCACCAGGGCCGTTGAACAGATACTCAACGGCCTCCTCTAGTTTTTTCTCTTGGCTCCCTGCTTGCTCTCTAGGTAAGCGCCAGCAATCGCGCTGGCCATCATCGGCACGTCGAGCAGTTCGTCACGCTTGGTGATGCTGTAAGGCAGCTCTTTGCCGTCCTCGTCTTCAACGCCTGCCCAGCCTGACATCACCTCGCGAGCAATCTCAACGTCAGAAAGGTTGCCCTCACCGCTCAGCTCAGCAATCTCCAGCAGACGGCTTTGCGTCAAGTCTCTGAACTCAACATCGAAAGTGACCCGCTCGTGTTTGCCCCCATCAACAGGGACATCCACAGAAACGGGCCACTTGTAGGTGTTGGACTTTTTAAGGACGAATCCCATAAAAAAAGTAATTCGTCCTAAACATACCTCAGATTATGTTGTAACCAAGCTGTATTCGTCGTTGCCGCTTGTAGTAGGCGTTGCACGGAATGGAATGTTGAGCATCTGGATTCCGTCACTGTCAGAGTAACTAGGCGTACTGATGTCAGTTTGCGGAGCACTCCAGGTCACAATGTTGCCAGCCGTTTGACCTTGCTGGAACGTATTGGTGCCTGTGCTTGACCCTGTTGCATCAGCAAAATAATCGTGATCATCAAGGTCAGGAGCCTCAATCACCGCAGTGCCGCTAGGGCGACGGTCAGGGGTCAGCACTTCTTTTGTGCCGCCGACCAGCTCGCGATAGATGGTGTTCTGAGCTTGGTCAAACGAATAAGACTGCATTGCAGCAGCAAAACCCATCAGCGTGAAGCTGGTGGTGTTTGCTTTGTTGAAGATGGTGGGTCCAGCTTGGTTTGAATAAGTCGGTACTACGTCTGCCCCATCGACGGGAGCGTTGTAAATGCCAACCATTGTGAACGTAATGGTTGGGATTGAATTCACCTCACAGTTGATGGAAAAACTGCCACGGCAGCCAGTCAACTTGTGCAGCAAGGTGTTTGAAGAACCTTTACGCACATAGTATTCAATCGTTGCGCTGGGATAATCGTCACCGACAGGCGCATAAGTTACAGAGGTGCCAGCAGAAATAGTTTCAGAGTGCCCGCACGCCTCAAACAAAGGGCCCCAACGGGGAGCAGTTCCTGCAGTCCCAGACGCTGCAAGCTCAACCTCCAGCGTGATGGCTGCACGTTGGTTGGCAAGAATCACGTCATAGTTGCCGCCGTAGCCTCTAATGACTTCGCGCTCAACCTCATCAGCCTGCAAAGGCTCGATCTCAATAGAGCGAACAAACAAAGCGTCTGTTGCTGCAGGGTTGGCGTCAGTCCCATAGCTCGACTCTTTTTTGCAGAGGATGAGCCTGTCTTTGCTTTGATAAAACGCCATCAGTCAGAGCCTCAGCAGAAGAGCAAGTGAAACGCCATTACTTCCATAATAGCTATGGCGACTGAGTCAAATCAGCCAACCTCGTGCGGTAGCGCACAAGATATTCCACACCAATAACACCAGCTGGTTGATCAGCGTCAACCATCTCAAAACTGACAGCTCCAGGCTGGCAATCAATCGCGTAGCCGCCCAGAGTTGTGTCAGCCATGATTTTGCTGTGCAGACTTTCAACGATCGGGTCTGCTACTTCGTCAGGTACGTCGCCACGCACGATCACAGACACACGCACTGTGAGCGACCAGTCCAGAGTTGGCAGGCTGGTGTTCTGTTCAGGAGTGTCGCTGATTGCCTCAACAACTAATGCAGGGCTCTCACCACGCTGCAACGGCACTACACGGCTTCTGTAGATGCGCGTTCCGACGTTGGTTGTGCCAGCAAGGCTGCTGACGATGTCATCAAGAATGTTTTCCCGCAGCGTCGTCATGTCTTCTGCAGCGAGATCTCACAGAACAATCCGTCATCAATCAAGCGCGTTTCACGCACTGTGTAGGCAACAGAATCGACGGTGATGCTGGTGCCAGCTGTAAGAGTGCCAAAGTCAGAAGTCTCAGCAGTGATCTGGTAGTCAGTGCTGAGCACCATGTCGCCACTCAAAATCTGAGTTGGCTGATCAAGAATCACAATTCCTGTCGTGCTGCCTGATGTGGCAGACACTCCATAGTCAGCGAAAAACACAGACTTGTCAGCAGCAAGCGCATCGAACGCCATCAGCCTTCAGCCTTAGCTTTGCTGGTGCGCTTTGCTTTGGGCTTAGCGGGTGCTGCGCCCTCGACTGCTTTACCCATTCGAATAAGCAGTGCGCCATCTGAGTCCGACACGTCATAAGACTGGCCAGCCTCTAGGGCTTTGCCAGATGCCATGACGTTTCTGGTGCAGGTGATTTT